GGTGATGGTTATAGAATAGAAGGTAAACCATGGGCAAATTGGGGTTCAGATTTACTTACTTTAGGTGATTTTGATGGTGAAGGATATGCTACTCGTATTATGGGCAGTAATTCATCAGAAGTAATGAGAGTTACTGGTAATAATGTAGGGATAGGTATTACTAGTCCTGATCATAAATTAGAAGTTGCATTAACCAGTACTGTAGCTCTTGCTAATCAACCAGCAGAACCACTACATGTAAGTAATAACGGTAATTCTGTAGACGGACGAGTACTTATTTCTGTAAAACACACCGCAATCAATACAGCATCAGCAATAGGAGCAGGACTTAAAATGACCGCCGCTGCAGTTACTACAGGTACTCCATCATACTTTGATTCGTTGATATACTTAGAATCTGCTGGACCGGGAAGTGATACAATACATTCAGCTCCAAAAGCAATTAAATTTTACGTAGACAACCACGATACCGCAGCAGGAGATGGAACAAATTACAACCAGGTAGGAGATTTAGCAATGACCATTGCAGAATCTGCAAATGTGGGTATAGGTACAAGCACCCCTGATTATAAATTAGAAGTAAATGGTACTTTAGGAGTATCAAGACTAAGTGGTATTATATTTGGAGGTAGCGCTGGAACAGGTACTGGAAATAAAATATACGGCGATTTGGTTAATAACTTTTATATTAGTACTGCTGCTGCCTCTGCACCATATTCATCTAATACAAGATTTACTATTCTAAACTCAAATGGCAACGTCGGAATTGCAACAACTAGTCCAAGTGAAAAGCTACATGTGTATAACGGCACAGCGTATGTAACACCAGTATCTTATGCAGCCAATCAAGATGCATATGCTTTAAAAGTAGGAGCATACAATAATGCAAGCTTTGATATGGGACTTAAGGTAAAATCTACAAGTGGAGGATCTCCTTACTTGTCATTTAGTACAACAAGTGCCGACGACGTTCTTACAATGTGGCAAACAAAAGTTGGTATTGGAGTTGCTAATCCTGAAACAAAATTACATATTAAAGGAAGTTCGGTAACTTCATTTACTGGAACTGGAGAACATCAGTTTAGAATTGAGTCAGATACTACCAATAATCGATACACTGGAATTGGATTTTCTCAAGCTAGCGACAGAGATATTGCAAAGATCGCAATGAAGAGAACTAGCGCAGGATCGCATCTTTATTTTGGTACATCAAACAACTACGGAAATGGTATTACAAATGAAGCATTAGTAATAGATCATAGTGGTAATGTTGGTATTGGAGATACTACTCCTGAAACTGCCCTTGAGGTAGCAGGTACTTCTACAACAGAAAATTTAGCATTCAAAAAACCAACAGCAGATAATCAATTTAGAGGAGAAATAGTAACATTTGGCTTACAATCAGGCATAGCACAAGGAGATATAGTAGCATATAATAGCTCAGGACAGTGGGTAAAAGCACAAGCTAATTCTGGTACAACTAGTAAAAACTTACTAGGAGTGGCAATGGGGTCAACAGCAGATGCAGGAATACTACTAAGAGGATTTGTTAGAGATTCATCTTTTGGTAACCAAACTCCTAGTAAAGGTCAACACCTATACTTAAGCACAAGTACTTCAGGAGATTACCAAACAGCAGTTCCGTCTACTACAGGTCATATAGCTAGAATAATAGGATATTCAGTAGACCCGGCTATTGAGATGATATACTTCTGCCCAGATAATACATTTGTTGAAATAGCATAAAAATAAAAAATGGCTACAAAAAAAGATTTCGTATACGACTCAGGATTTAAAGAGAGAACACTTAGTTTTGAAGAGGATAAAATAGTTTTTTCTAAAGATGGTGAAACTTATCAGGTAATGATGGATTGGGAAAGGCCAATCATGAAAAGATCGGCTGATTGGGTTACTAGCGGAGGAAAAGCACAAAGCGTATTAGAGATAGGTTACGGCATGGGTATAGCAGCATCATTTATTCAAGGATACCAACCAGACCAGCATACAATAATAGAATTACACCCAAATATAGTAGAACGAGCAGAAGAATATGCTAACCAAAGAAATAAGTATTACAGTAGGGATAAAGCAACAGCTCATAAAAGAGTAACTATACTGGGGGGTAAAGACTGGTATGCTGAATTTCAAAAAGAATTTGATAAATCAGGACTACAACAATTTGATGCTATTTTTATAGACACATATAATGATAACAATTTATATAAGTTAAAAGAGTATGTTACTAAAATGCTTAAAAAAGGAGGTAAAATGACTTGGTGGAACCCCATGGAGGATAAACTACCAGACCCTGATATAAGAAAAGCAAGAGGAATAGAGTATGAAGTTATTAAAATGAGCGACCATAAAATTACAATACCTACTAATAATTACCACAATACAAATATATATTACATGCCAATGTACGTAAGACAATAAAGTTATGCCAACAATTCCTACATCTAGACAAGGCGATACTGCCACTTTGAAAAATCAGCTTGATACTACAGGATATACCTGGGCTGATACCAGAAATGCTGCAACTTCAACAGGCCCAAGCCCAATCGCTCCACAGACAACAAACCCAAGAGGTTTTAAAATAACAGGCGGTAGAGGAAACTACTGGGTTATTGAAAGATCAATATTCGGATTCGACTTTTCAGGAGTTTCTGGGACTATTACCTCTATGACTTTAAAGTTATATAAAGGTACCACCGCATCAGTTATGTCTAATATAATTGTAGTAAAAAATTCAAATACATGGTCATCTCTTCCTGCAAGTGATGATTATGATGTAGACCTTAGCACAGCATATTCTAGTAACTTTACTTTGAATTCATCAGGTGGGTTAGGTGATCTTAAATCTGTGACTCTTAATTCAACAGCAATGTCAGATGCTGTAGGTAATAGTGACTTTAATATAGCAGTTGTTGATAAAAATAACGATTATGATAACGTAGCTCCAACAGGAATAGGTTTAGGACAGGCTACATTTTATTTATATGATGTAAACTACTATCCAAGAATAGAATATACAGTACAAACTGGGTACGGGCAAACTATAAATGGTGTAATAGCAGCTAATGTAAATAAAGTTATAAATCTAGGTAAAGTAAATATACTAAGAATAATAGATACCCCAGCTGCATCAACCTTTACTTTAGCAGGAATAACAGGAGAAGACGATAGTGTAGATGTTACATCTTTAATAAACGGAACAACATCACCAGCTAGTATACAACCTTTTGTAGATCCATCAGGTACAAGACTTTACATTCCGGAGTATAACAATAAAAAGATACGTCAGCTCAGCATGTCATCAGCAAATGACTTATCTTCTACTATATCTAATGTAGGAGTAAGCTCTGCACTGACAACCTCTTTTACTGATTTTCAAATGTCATCTGATGGTACTAAAGCTTATATTATGTACAACACTAGTGTTATTCAATATAATTTAAGTACCGCTTGGGATATTACTACAATGGCAACTATAGGACAAACACTTAATGTTTTAGTACCATCTGGTGGCTATACTAGAGCAATGCACTTTACCCCAGACGGTACAGAATTAATAGTAATGACAATAGATACGTCTCCTAATCAAATTAATCTAATAAAATACCCTCTATCTACTGCATTTACCCTTAGTTCTGCAGGATCACCAACAACTAGTGATATTACATCAACAGGTCCTTCCTCAGCTGCAGCTTCAAATGGACTTTTTGTACTCGAAGACGCAGGTACAATCCATTATGTAGTAGCAAGTTCCGGTAACGATGATACTCGATATGAAGACGGTATTTTAAATGCAGATTTTGCAGAGCAAACTAGTATGATATACGCACCTAATGTATCCTGTGAGTACACTGGTAACTATATGTATAGCTTAAAAAGAACTGGAGCTACTAATAATTATACATGGACATTATATCAACATTTAACTAATATATAGAAGAGTTGGTAGTTGAAATTATTTTTACGATATTTATATAAACAGAAGTAAAATAAAGTTTAATTTTGAATAAAATACAAATATGAACACGTACCATTGGGATTGTAAAACAGTAGATGTACATCCTTCCGAAGGAGGACAGACAAACGTTATTTATAACGTACATTGGAGAGTAACAGCAACATCTGATACTGTAGATGAAAACGACAACGCATTTAATGCAACTAGTATTGGAACACAAGCTCTACAATTTGACTCAGAAAACGACTTTACAGCATTTGACGATCTTACACACGCTACGATTATAGAATGGGCAAAAGCAGCAATGGGAGAAGAGGAAGTTAATGTAATCCAAGGAGGATTAGATTCACAAATCACAGAATTACAAACTCCAACCTCAGTTACCTTAACAGTAGCAGACGGAGAATAAAAAAAACTAAAAAAAAAGTTGTAGAACTAAATTATAGTTCTTATATTATAGAATATATATATAATTTAATCGATTAATTAAAAGTAAAAAATGGCAAATCAAAAGTTATCAAAAGAAGAATTAGGACAGATTGAAGAAATTCAAAAAAAAATCCAAGCAGTAAAAGCTGAATTAGGAAATGTAGGTTTAGCAGAAATAGACCTAAAAACACGTAAAGCTAATATCGAGCAGTTTCTTTCAGAAACCCAAGAGCAAGAATCTAAGTTGGTTAAGGAACTAGAAGAAAAATACGGCAAAGGTTCTATCAATTTACAGGAAGGAGAATTCATTCCAGCAGAAGAAGTAAAAGAAGAAGAAGTAGTAACTACAGTAGAATAAAATCAACTGTTATTAGAGGTTTTTGAAATGGGAAGGTTTTGCACCTTCCCTTCCTATTTATATACAAATAACTACCTGTACAATACAGGGACGGTTTACAAAATAAGCTGATATTTATAAAAGACATTTAAATAAACTTCATTAAACATGGCAGAAACAATTATCTCTCCAGGTGTATTCACAAGAGAAAATGACATTTCATTTATTCAACCAGCCCCTGTAGCAGCAGGAGCAGCTATTATAGGCCCAACAGCAAAAGGACCGGTAGAAATTCCTACATTAGTTACATCATACGGTGACTATGTAAGAAAATTCGGAACTACATTTGCTTCAGGTTCTAACTCTTATGAATTCTTAACTTCAATCGCAGTTAAAAATTATTTTCAACAAGGTGGTAATTCAGTATTAGTTTCCAGAGTAATCACAGGATCATTTGATGCTGCAAGATCTACTAGAATAGCTAATACTACAACTACTACTGGAGATGCTACAGCAACAGGTAACAAAGCACTTACTGTAGCACCAGTAGCAGGACAAGAATTCCAAGTAGTAGATGCCTCTACTAATATTACTTATAATTTTACGGGTATTACTAATGGAGCAGTCTTACCAGATCAAGATGTTGAAAACTTTAACTTCTTCTTCGATGTAGGAACTAATGTTGAAACATTTATAGATAATCTTGGAGCAGTAGTAAATTCTGCACCAGTTTCAGCAGTAATACCTTTCGATGTAGATTTAGGAGCAGCAGCAACAACTTTAAAAATAGATGCATCAGTAGCTGGAACTCCTGGTAACTCACTTACTATCAGTAGTGGATCAGCCGCAGGAGGAGACCCAGTATCAGGAAATATGTTTACTTTAGCAGGAGGTACCGATACTACAACAGCTACAGCAGATTCATTTATTTTACATACTTTAGGAAAAGGAGAAATATACAATAACGCTATTAATGCTACAACTATTCAAGAAAATAGCGATAGCTCTTTAGTAACTGGTTCTTCAGATAACCTAAGATGGGAAATTTCTAACGTTAACACAGACTTAGGTACATTTAGCTTGAGTATTCGCCAAGGTGATGATAGTTTAAAAAGTAAGATAGTATTAGAAACGTTTAATGACATTTCTTTAGATCCTAATTCTCCTAATTATATAGAAAGTGTAATAGGAAACCAGCATAAAGTATTATCGACTGATGGAGATGGTTCTAAATATATAGCTACACATGGAGAGTATGTTAATAGATCAAACTATGTTAGAGTAGCAGCAGTAAATACACCTACTTTAGATTATTTATCTACAGATGGGGTAACAATTAACACAGATGCAGAAGGAGTTAGCTATCAAAGTTCACTACCACAAGCACAATCAGGATCATTCTACGATGCTGCTGGAGCTTTATATGCATCAGATAGACAAGCTAAATTCTTTGGAGAGTTAGACAGTACAGATACACAAGGATTAACACCTGGTTGTTATTCAGATGTAATATCAGTATTAGAGAATAGTGATGACTATATTTTCAATATCATCTCTGCTCCAGGATTAGCTTATAACTTAACTGGACACAGTACAGAAATCGACAGTATTATCTCATTAGCAGAAACTAGAGGAGATTGTATCTCAGTAGTAGATTTAGTTGATTACTCAGTAACTGGTGAATCAACTGTAACAGGAAGAGCAGCATTACTTAATAGTTCTTATGCAGCTTCTTACTGGCCATGGTTACAAACTCAAGCTGATACAGGTAAAAACGAATGGGTACCAGCATCAGTTGTAATACCAGGAGTATATGCCTTTACAGATAATAGTTCAGCTCCATGGTTTGCACCAGCAGGATTAGTAAGAGGAGGAATTACTGGGGTAATTCAAGCACAAAAGAGATTAACAAGAACTCAAAGAGATACATTATACTCTAAGAAAGTTAATCCAATCGCTTCATTCCCAGGTCAAGGCATTTCAGTATTTGGACAGAAAACATTACAAACTAAAGCTTCTGCTTTAGATAGAGTAAATGTAAGAAGATTATTAATCGAATTGAAGAAATTCATCGGTGATCAAGCAAGAAACTTAGTATTTGAACAAAATACAATTGCAACAAGAAATAGATTCTTAGCAACAGTTAATCCATACTTAGAATCAGTAGTACAGAGACAAGGTCTTTATTCTTACAGAGTAGTAATGGATGATTCAAATAACACTGCAGACGTAGTAGACAGAAATCAATTAATAGGTCAAATCTTTATTCAACCAGCTAAAACTGCTGAATTTATAGTACTAGACTTTACAATTGAGCCAACTGGAGCAACATTTGTAGGATAATTTTAAATTAAGATATTTATAATAAACAATAAATAAAAATGGCAGTATTAGACCCAAACGAAATTATGTTTAGAGCCTTCGAACCGAAGGTGCAAAATAGATTTATCATGTATATGGACAACATTCCATCGTTCATGGTAAAAACAGTATCAGCTCCTTCTTTTGAAGACGGAGAGGTAGTTCTTGACCACATTAACTCTTATAGAAAAATAAGAGGAAAGAGAACCTGGAATGATATGGATATGACATTATATGATCCAATTACACCATCCGGAGCTCAAGCAGTAATGGAATGGGCAAGACTATCTTACGAATCAGTAACTGGTCGTGCTGGATACTCAGACTTCTATAAAAAAGACTTAACTCTTAATGTATTAGGTCCTGTAGGAGATGTAGTATCAGAATGGATTGTTAAAGGTGCTTTTATCAAAACAATGTCTCAAGGAGACTTTGATTGGTCATCACCTGACGCAGTAGAGCTATCAATTACAGTAGCAATGGATTACTGCGTATTGAATTACTAATACAGCCTTAATTATAACATAAAGCTCGATTTATTTCGGGCTTTTGTTGTTTTAAAAAAGTATTCTTCGTATATTTATATTAAGAACTAGTTTTAATTAATAAGATTTATGGAACAAACACAAAAATTCCCAACGGAGATAGTAGATCTACCTTCTATGGGTAAACTCTATTTAAAAGAATCCCCATTATCTAGCGGTACAATAGAAATGAAGTATATGACTGCTAAAGAAGAGGATATACTAACTAATCAAAACTATATTGAAAAAGGTATAGTAATTGATAAATTGCTTAAAGCTCTT